CGCTTCAAGTGCTGCGCTATGGGTGTGGCACGGTTCACCCCAATACACAACTGATCCATCAAAAAACCAGGGCTTGAACAAAGGCATGATTCCAAATGTCACAAGGTGAACTCCAACTGAATTCGGTTGTCGCATGGCTATGATTCGGGCTCTTCACCCTGAAACGGGCGAAGGACAAGTGACCTGCAGCGGATCAGGTGTGAGGGGTGCGGATGCGTGAGTCGGCCTTAGTCCGCAACCAATTGTGTGGCCTAGGTGATGTAGGGCCAGGAAATCTCATCATCTTTTTGCCAAGCGTCAGGCTCCAACCCGCGTGACGAGACGTAGTCGGCGAAGACCCGCTGCAGCTCGGTTTTAGACACACCGGCAGCAGCAGCCAGTTTCGCTGCGTTTGCCTTGCCTCGATACAAGAGATCGAGGGCATCCTCCAGCGCTAAACCAGCGCTAAGGTCAATGCGAGATACACCTTTGGTCATGCCCTATCACTACGACGACAAAAAGAAAGGCACCAAAAAAGGCGGCAGCAAGAAAGGCGGCAAGAAGTAATCACTTGATCACTTCAATGGCCGCTTCAGGCCACCGAGCCTTGCCGTACTTGATGGCAGCAGTCTTGTTCTCAGCAGAAGTGCGCCAAATCATTGGCGCAGCCTGCTTGTTGCGCACCAGCAACTTAAATGGCTTGGTCTTGACACCTTTCCTGGGATGGCTGATGCCATCACCATGCTGCGCTTGCGCATGGTTGTCATTCCATTGAAAGGTCGTCACGAAACAGATTCCTTGCGAAGTTGAGCCACCGCACCAATGCGGGACTTGTCGAATAATTGCTGGGCCTTGAGCGGACCCAGCTCGTTTGAAATCTCTTGTCGTAAATACAAGAGGTGATAGTGGTTCAGCTTTGAGCTATCAAGACTCGCAAGCTCATCGATCCTTTCCAGGAACTGCTCGCAGATCTTAATTTTCAAGCTGATTCCATACAGCCAGTCACTCTCAGCGACATCCCTCTCCTCGTGCATTTTCTCCTGCATAGAAGAAACTGCTACTTTTAATTCTGCACGAAGAGAGGCAACATCTCTGGCTGGCATATCATCTACTTCGGACAAATAAACTGTTCGATTAAGATAACTGCTGTTGAAAAACGGTAATCCCATTGATAACGGCTGTAAGCGGTGATTCTAAGGCAAAGTCACCTTGATGGCACTTCCATTGGCGTTGACGTAAGACAGCGGGTTGGCTCGCCTCATCAACCAGATGCCAGCGTGACCGATTGGCGCCACGTTGATTGGTGGCTTGTCAGCAGGGAGCGGGCTCAGGTACTGCACAGTCCAGCTAGGTGGCCGCTGCAGCAGCACAGGGCGCTTGCTGCCCCAACGGAGCATGGTGAGGCCGATCTGTTCAATAGTCCGGGACATAGATCTCCAATAGTTTTTGTTGACGGGCGACGAGTTCCCCTAGCAGAAGTTGCTTGTCAATCATGTCGCGATACAACTCAACGGGAATGCGGAGGGACGAACCCTCCGGCAGCTCGTCAAGCTTTTGGCGAATCCACTCACGCTGCATCTGCGCCGGAGAGTCCGGAATGTCCATTAGAAGATGTCCTCTTGCTGGGCTTGAAACACGACCGTGCCATCCGTGCTCTTCGCAAGGCTAGCTGCAGCATCTTGAGCAGTTGGCGCAGGCGCTGCCAATTCAGACGCTTCTTTAGCTTCACGAGAAGCCATCAAGGTCTTGTAGTCAGGAGAGTACGCAAGGCTCAAAAACTTCTTGCCA